GTTGAAGACTGGATAATTGTTTGAGCTAATCACAACTTCGCGTCGGGGAATAAGCTGCCCGTAATACAATCCGTTTTCGTAGAGCGGGTCAAAGAGTCGGTCGAAGTTATCGACGGTGATTGTTGCGATACCTGCGTCTATTCGGTCGAGAGCTTGGGACTTTCCTCGACGGATAGCCACGGAAACAAGACGGGAAGAAATGTCAAATAGTTTCGTTCCGCCTAGCGTGTAATCCGTATTGTCAAGAACGCCTTTTACTGCGTCGTCAAGTCGAAAAGCGAACGGGTCGTTTCCACCTAAGTCAAGACCAAGTTCTACCTTTAGAGCTGGGGCTGCCATTACGCACCCTGCCAGACCGCGCCTGAAGTTCTTTCGTAAGCCTTGATAGCGTCAACGATTGCTTTTCCGATAGTCGCACCGGAACCAACTCCGCCTTCTACGTTTATGTTGTAGACGTTTTGTTGCGCTTGGTTATTGAATCTTGACTGAGTTCCAGTCATACCGATTTCTGAACCGAGAGTCTGAATTTCTCCATAGCCCGCGTTTATGCGTCCTAGTGCGTCCGCTCCGCCAGCGACTAGGCTCGCTGCTAAACGTGCGCCCGCAACTGGCCCAGCTTGAATAACCTGTTGTAGAAGATTTGCGTTTAGTCCCATATCGGATAGCTTTGTGATGTTAGCCGAGAACGACTTTACCCGGGTGAGAAGCTTGTCCATATTTCGAATGATTGAATCTGTCGAACCACCTAGCTCGGGAAGGCTAAATGCTCCAACGATTGCGTCCTTGATACTTGCGAATGTGCTAGTGACCGAGTCGGCGAATGACCTATAGATTCTTTCGCGTTCGTCCGCCGCTGCCTTTTCTGCGGCGATAATTGCGTCACGTTGTCTTTGTGCTTCTTGTTCCGCAGCGCGGTCAGCCGCAGCATTCGCTTCGTTATTGGCTTGTATCTGAGCAAGCTCAGCTTTACCCGCAGCAGTTCGATTGAAGACGGCTTGTCTTTTATCTGCTACTCCGGCTTTAGCTAGGTTGGCTTCAAGCTTTTTGAATTGAGCTTTATTTTTTACTGTTGAAAGAGCTAGTGACGCTGCTCCTTCGGTAAGTCCTTTTGCTTGAAGTTTAGTTAGTCGAGTTTGCTCTAGTAAGTTTTTTGATAGGACTCCTGCGAAAGTTGTTCGTGCCACGGCTGGAGAAGCAGCGCCAGATGTATTTTGAGCATTCTTTTCTAGTTCGGCTTGAACATTTAGATACTTAGAAAGATTGAAAGACTTGTCTAGGTTCATTCGGCGTTCTGCGGCGTCCGGGCCAACTGATAGAACGGGTGGCTTATAGGCAGCCGACGCGCTGTTTAGTCCTTCGATTGCGCTCTTCGCTGCGCCGTATTTCGTGGCGGCCCATTCTGCGTCTTGTCCAGATTTCAGAACTGCGCTTCCAAAGCTAGTGACGGTTGGAGTTGTGACTCTTGCGCCTTCGTTGGTCTTTGAGATTCCGTCGATTATGAAACCAAGAGCTACAACCGCCGCGCCAATACCACTCAATAACAAAGCCGAGCGTAGGAAACCTAGTGAGATAGTTGCCTTCTTAGCTGCTACGTCCGTTCCACCTAGAACGGTATTAGTAACAACTGCGATAGCGTTGTAGATTCCTTGCGTTACTTTGATTAGGTTGTAAGCCGTATTCAAAGCGAATAGCGCACCCGAAACCTTGATAATGACTTCTGCGTTCTGAAGAAAGAAAGTAGCTGTATCGAGAAGTGCTTTAGCTAGTGCTTTCCAATCTACGGAGTTTACTGCGTCGCGGAGTTTTGAACCAATCTCCGGAGCCATTTCGCGGAGTCCGTCCATAAGACTTCTAAGAGCTGGCATTACGATAACGCCGATTTCTTCGCTGAAGTTTTCTAGTTCAATTCCAAGAAGCTCTATTTGTCCTGCGAAGGTTTGTGCGTAAGCTTGCGCCGAACCGCCGAACTGAGATTGTAGTTCCGCAAGAATAATCTTCTGCGCGCCAAGAAGGTCGCCTGATTCGGTGAGAGCTTTTATCTGCTCTCTCTGTTGCGCGGTGAATTGAATACCAACTCGGCTTAGGGCTGTAAGTCCTTTTACCGGGTCGTTCAACGCCTTACCTAGACGGATAGCTTCGGTGGTTGCGTCGGTTCCCATAGCCCGGGAAACGTCTAGGGTTGCTTGAACTGTCTGGTTGAAGATATCGTTGTTTAGCCCGGACTGGTTCTGAATGTTCTTGAAGGTAAGAAGAAGGTTTGCTCCGGACTGAATTAGTTCGTCGTCTACTGCGGTTTGACGACTTAGAGTTTCAGATAGGTTTGCGATATCTGCGGCAGTTCCATTAGCGGTAGTTCCGGTAGACCTTAGAACCGCTTCGGTCTGCGACATTATTCTTTGAGCTTCGGCTGCGTTCTGGACACTCTTACCTAGAGCTGCGGCGACCGCTCCAATACCGACTCCGGCAATAGCAGCGTTTCGTCCTAGAGCTTGGAAGTTGCCACGGACTTTGTTTAGCTGATACTGCGCTTGCTTCAAACCCTTAGAGTCGAAGACGGTGATAATCGGTATTCTGACTGCCATTACATTACCCTTAGCTTCACGTTAGCTTTTTCTGCGTACTTATCTAGAATCTTTTTTATGCCAGCTTCTAGATTCTGTTCTTTTTTTTCGAAACCCGGGTAGACATACCGAGAAGCCTTCTTAGCAAGGCTGGCAAGCATAGCTCTACCACGAGCGGTTCTTGCTCCAGCTCCGCGTCCTGCCATATCGACAATCTCAAAACCTACGCCGTCTTTAGGCGGGCTTGTGACAATGGTAATCAAAGAAGATTCTTGGCTAGTCATATTTCTACGTGGCGACTTGAAAGAAGTAGAAACTCTAGGAATTCGATACTGAGTTCTTCCGTTGTGATTCATCATTCCAGATAACGGAGCAACCGGGGGAATGCTTGATTGAATAGAAGAAACGGCTGCGTTTAGTCCAGCGTCGTTTTTGATATCAGAACGGAGTTCTTTTATTGCCTCCGGCTCGATTCTTCGGAGAATGTTTATGGTTTCTTGAACGCCTTCGACGTCAATTTTTACCGTTTCCATTACTCACCTCTTGTCTATTCTACCGAATCCAAATAAAGAAGCCCCTGCCGAAGCAGGGGACTTCCTTATCGCGGTGGAAGGTTCTTAGCGACAAGCCACCTGTTCATTGTCCAAAGCATTCGGTCGGACTGCTCCAATAAAACACTTGGAGGAATTCCGGACTCGACCGCTAGGGAAGCTATGAACCAATGAGCGGAGCTATCGCCTAGTCCGACTATTCTGTTACTTTTGGGTCTTCTGTTGCTCCAATGGCGTCTACTAGTTCGAGCCAAGCTTCGAATTCTTTGTCTGTTTGCTTCTTGCGCTTTTCAGAATGCCAAGCCAAGAAAAGCAACCAGCCCATTTTTGGGTCGTCTAGTTTTGCTATTGAAACGTCGTACTTGTCTTCGAACGCCACCATATCGGGAGCCGATACAAGAACGTCCTTGTGTGTTCCGTCTGCGAACTCAATGCGTAGGGTTAGTTTCATTCTTTATCCTTATGCGGTTGCGAAGGTTACGGAACCCGAAGTTGGGTAAGAAACTGAGAAGGTCGCAAGGTCGCCAACTGCTCCGGCAACTGGGGACACGCTGTTTACGTGAACAAGCGCAGTCCACGCAGGGTTAGACGAAGACGTGACGGTTCCGTTTGGGTTGATTGTGACGGTTGCGATTGTTCCAAGTAGCGGGTTTAGAACGGTGTTGATTTCGCCAGCGGCGTATCCGCTGTGGAAGTCTAGGGATACGGTTCCCTGCTTCAGTCCACCGATAACCTCTGTCCAGCCGTTGCTTCCAAAGCTGGTCACGTCGATATCAGTTGAAGTTAGTTCTAGAGTTGCGGCCGCGACGGAACTTGAAACTGTCCCACCGTTGATTGTGACCTTTGGGTTGATTACTACATATTTTGGCATTTGTTTTGTTTCTCCTATTTTCCTAGCGGTTTTATTGTGCGTAAACTACGACGTTGAATTCAGCGGCTAGATAGGTAACTTCGCCAATGACAATGGAGCCGTAGTTCCGCATATCGGTTACTCGGAGAGAATCACATCTCCCACCGAGCGTCCTGTCTAATTCTATCGCAAGCTTTACCGAAGAACTTCCGGCTGGCGTTACGTAAGAATCGAGAAGTCTTTGCGCAGTTCTTTCCCCAACTCGACCGACTACGCAAGTGATGACGAAGTTGTATTCGTCCAGTCCCCGAGAACCAGCCTTGTCATAATTGACGCTTGCGACGTTGATAATCGAGATAGGCGGGGAGATTGTGTCCGGTGTTTCGGTGGTAGTTCTAAGCCCGGAGATAGTTCCAATAGCGGCAGCGAGTCCGGCGCGCAGGTCGGTAATCGAAGCCATTACGCGAATCTAACTTTTCTGTAAACGTCGATTAGGTGCTTCACGTCTGGGTCAAGTTGAACGCCCACGCGGACGGCTCCCATTTCGCCAAAACCGGCGATACCCAAAGGCGAATCGTTACGCTTGAAAATTCTTGCGGCCTGAATGACGGTAGCTTGTTTTACTGCGATTGGAACCGCTGACCAGCCCCACACGCCCACAACGCGAACGGTTGCTTCTCCGTCTAGGACGTTGAAGATAAAGTCGTCTACGGCTCTTATACGGGTAGCTGGGTGTCCTGTAAGACCGTCCACGTTTCCGTTTAGTGGCTCTAGCTGATAATCCTTAGCGGCCCAAGTTGTGCCGAAGTCGTCGCCGTCCGAAGTCTGAAGAGTCGTCAAAGAAATTAGGTCGTCAATTTCGGCAACGTAAGAATCCTGCGGAGCGAATAGACGGGTCGCAGTTCCAGCGTTGTAGAAGTAGCGCTGAGTATAGCTATCTACCATTCGGGAAGCTGATTCGACCGCAAGCTCTAGAAGGCTATCGTCCACAGAATCCGAGATTCTTGCTGAAGCCTTGATTTCTGCGAGAGTACAGTATCCGTTTACGATTGCCATAAGATTTTCCTTTGTTCGTTTCTATCTTACCAGTCGGGCTTTTATGGCGGTCGAGCTGATTCCAGCGGTGTAGGGAATGTAGATTAGAGAGATTCCGCGGTCGTCTAACCAATCCTGAGTGAATCCCATTTGAGCGTAGTAGTCGCGCCTTGCCCAGTCTGAGCCAATCGCAAGAATGTCTGGAGCCGTCATTTCAATAGCGGGCTTTGAATCTGCGCCGCCGTAGTTAGGAATTACTTCTGATACCGAACGACAAGAAAGAAGAACTGCCCGTCTTTCTTCGTAGCTAATGACTGGTCGCTTGCCTTTGTAAGCTTCGATAAATTCGTCCGTGTTTAGAGAAACGATTACCTGACCTAAATCAGCGCAGCGAGCTAGAAAGTTAGCGTGTCCAGAATGATAAAGGTCGAACGTTCCCCCGGTGTAAACGGTTAGTCCCAACGGTTAGCCCTTCGAATAGTCAAGTCCCAGTAGCCCGGGGAGAAGTCATTCTCGACAACTTTCTTATCCATTAGCTTTCGGTTAGCTTCGTAGGTTCGGTCATTTTCTTTTCTCTTGCCTTCGAGGCTGGAAGAATTTTGATGATTTACTCCGGCTTGTATTTTATGAACCTTTACCCCGGCATTTTCCATTCTCCGCTGAAGGTCGTTATCGTCGAAGTAGAGCGGATAAAAACGTTCGTCATAAAGTCCAGCTTTAGCTATTGCGCGTTCTCCAAATACAACGCACGACCATTCGGGAATAATGTCTACGAAGTTCATAGCCTCCGGGTCTACGTCCCGAGAAATTATTTCTAGCGCTCCAGTTTCAAACCAAGCGTCGTCGTTTACTAGAACCCAGTAAGGCGCGTAAGGTGTCGATTTGATTATGAGATTCCAAGCACCTACAAGCCCGAGTCCGAAGGGAACTCTTATGAGCCATAGATTCTTGACTTGCTCCGGTTGCTTTGGTTCCCAAGTCTTTAGTCCAGAATTATCCACGATTACTAAGTTCTCGACCGGGTAATCTATCGAAGCCAGAAGCCGATTAGCTAAGTCGAATTGACTGTAAGTTGCGAATCCTAGAACTGGAATCATTACGCGAATTTTTCCCGAAGAATCGGCAACCAGTATTTAGTCCAAACCTTATCCACGTCAAAGTCTGAAGCGAAGTCGATTGCTACTTGTGAACGGCCCTTGCCTAGCTTGTAAGCTTCTTCGAGAGCTGCGACGATAGAAGGCACATTCGGAATTTGCCACCACGCGTCCTGACCTGAATCCCAAGAAGGCTGGCCTTCCACTAGGAAAGAATCTTCAGAAAGAAGGTCTGGAGTAGCTGCCCAAGAAGAACCAATAACCCGGGTTCCGCAGGCTTGCGCTTCCACCGACGGCACTCCGAAGCCTTCTCCGTAAGACGTCGCTAGAAGAACGTCCATTCCTGTATAGTATCCGGCTAGAGTTTCCTGCGGGATTCCGTAGCGATAACTAAACGGATTTGGAAAGGCAACGTCGTTCTTATCTACGCCCAAGCTTTGAAGAAGCGAAACCAGATTCCAGCCAATACCTTTAGAAACTGGGTCGGTGTGAAGATAGAGCATAACGTCCGGGTGCTTCTTTTGAAAGATAGAGAAGGCAAGTAGATTTTCTGAAAACGCTTTGCGGTGGACTAGGCCCGAGCTTTTATTTGCGGCCACCATTCCCACAACGAAGCGGTCTTTAGTTCCCATATGTTCTTCTACTGACTGCCCGTTTATTTCATAAGTTGGCTTTAGAACTTTAGTGTCTATTCCGTGCGGTGCGTATTTACACTCAATCCCTTTAGCTTCCATTTGTCTAACTCCGTGCGGAGCCATAGCAACGGGAGTTACCTTTTCTTTTTTTAGAAACTCTTCGACTCTAGGTGGAAGTGTTATGTGGTCGAGTGGAACCCAGCTCAGAATATCTATGTCAAAGAAAGCTGGATTGTTCAAAACCCAAACGTCATAGAGCGTAATCATAGCGTTTGGTTGGTTTGGCTTAGAAGCTGAAAAAGTTTTGTGGTCTACTGGAGCTGAATCGTTGGAATACATATCGAAGCCCCGGGCGAAGTGTGGAATCTTTCCGTAAGGCGTTTCTATTTCGCGCTTGATTCCTTCAAGTCCATAGTTAGAAAGAGCTGCGACGTCGAAGCCGTGTCGCTTTAGGCGGTCTACTAAGTAGCGAGCTTGTTGTCCGTAGCCCGTCGGTTGGTCGGGCGAATTCGAATAGAGCGTAACCGTTCCGTTGAACTGTTCGCGGTTAGCAGGGTTCTTTGATTTTGTAGGGTTCATAGAAAAAGATTATCAGGTCAAAAAGACAAAAGGAAAGGCCGCCGAAACCCTACCGTCCGGCGACCTCTCCAGTCTGTTAGCTAATGCTTATGGCTTAGCTTGCGCCTCCGCGGAACTTAACGAAGTGGCTTGCGTGTGTCAACTTGGAGTCAACGCGAGCGGTAACACGGAAAGTAGTTACGTCCTCGTTGAATGCGTAATCAGCTGACTGAGCAACTTGGATTCCTCCGGCTACGCGAGCCTTCAGGGAAGGCAAGTGACCTACACCGATTGAGAAGTTGTTCACGGCCACGTTTGTTGCGGCCGGGTTTTCGTAAACTGGGTATCCAAGAAGCTGGTCTGGCTGACCCTGTGCGATATTTCCGGCTGACCAGATAAACGCTCCAGAACCGTCCTTGATTTTGCGAACTGCCGCAAGACCAGTCTTGTTCATCAACCAACCAACACCCGGAAGCAAGCGAGCCTGTCCGTCTAGTGCGTATAGAAGGTCAACTAGATTCTCGTAAGTTGGTGCGCCGGATACTCCGGTTCCACCAGTTACCGCTGAAGCTCCGGTTGTGAAGATACCAGTTGGCTCTACAGTTCCAGTTCCAGTTGTTAGTCCAGTGTTGATTCCGAAACCGATTGCGTTTCCGGCCTGCTCAGCGATTAGAGCTGAGATGTCGAAACCTGCGTCGGTTAGTAGCTCGTTAGCAACAGGAACCAAGAATGAGTACTTGAATGCGCCTAGTGTAATTGAGCTGAAGGTTGGCTCGCTGTCGTCGATAGCTGAACCAGCAGTCTTAATAGTCGCAGTTGAATACGCTGTCAAGGTTGGGATTGTTAGCTGGTCGCCGCTGGCGGTGTTGATAACCTGAGCAACGTTTAGCATTGGGCCAGCCAATCTAGCGATTGAGAAAACCTCGTCGTAGAAAGACTTTGGAACGGTGTTGTCGGAAGGAACTAGAGTTCTTTTCTCTGCGCCGAATACGTGTGAACGCATTTCTCCGTTAGCAATTGCGCGAAGAATTTCTGCGTCGCCACGAACCTCGTTAGAAGGAATGAAAGAGTTGCGAGCTGCGTCTACTGCGCGGGCCTCACGCTCTTCCATTTTCTTTGCGGTGTCAATAGCTGCGTCGCGCTGAGAAATTTCGTTCTCAATACGCTCGATTGTTGCTTGGTCATCTACGGTTAGTCCGCGCTTGTCCGCTTCGGCTGACTCGATTACTGTACGAGCCTGCTCGATTAGGTTGTTGCGGGCTTCAACCTGCGACTTTAGAAAGTCTGACATAGTTGTTACTCCTTGTTTGATTTGTGATTATGGATTCCCGCCAAGCTAACTCGAACGGATACAACGGGGAGCTGACTCGACCCGCTGTTTATATTCTACCAATCCGGGTAAAGAGCAACCCCGCCGGAAAGGAATACGGCGGGGTTGCGTGTCGAGAGAAAGGGGGAAATCCTCGACGGCCCTTATCGGGTTTCTTTAGCCTCTGTGACACGAACTTCTTTAGGCTCGACTTTGTTATCAAGTTCCCAGATTGCTTGCGCCCAAGCTTCTACATTATCAACAACTATTCCATATTCCGGATTACCTGAAGATTTTAGAATTGCTTCTTTGATTGCGTCTTTGCTTGCCATTTATAGCCTCTTCATTAGTAGTTCAAATTTCTTCTTCTTTAGTTCCAGCGCAGTTAGCTCTTCGGAGTTAGCTTCAGCTTCGGCTTCTTCTTGTGGAGTTAGTCGCTGGATTACCTTTGTTAGAAGCTCGGACTGCTCTAGAGATAAGTCCTTGCCGTCTTCAATTGCTAGCATAGCGTCTGCCAGTTGGTCTGCGTCTACCTCTGCGCGCTTCGCAACTCCGTCGAATGAACGAACTGCGGCGGTTCCGGCGGTCTGTTGGTAAGCCGGGAACGCCACGATTGAAACTTCGTGAATTCTTACCGAGCGGAGAGTTCTTTCTGTTCCTTCGGCGTTCCAAGAATCTCCGTTAGCTGGAACTGAAAATCCAAAAGACATAGCCGATAAATCGCCACGTTGAACAAGCACCTTGACATCATTTCCGAGAGTGGTCGGTGGCAGAATTGCGGTAACGCGTAGGCCGTAGTTATCTTCTTCTAGCTTTAGAGTTCCAGCCCGGGTAGAGCCTAGAACGGCTCCGGTATCGTGGTTGAAAAGAAGCTTGATATCGTTGCGCGCTTTTAGTGAACGCTTGAATGCTCCCGGTGCGATTCTTTCAATAAACGGAAGTGGTTCGCTAGGGGAGTTGAAGACTGCGGCGTATCCGGTGAAGGTCATTCCGTCCCCACCTTCGACTGCTCTTAGCTCGAACGTAACTTCGTTAGTTCGCTTTTCTATCTTTGCCATTTGCTCGCTTTCTTGGCTAATGCTCGCGCGATTTTCTTCCTCTAGTCTAGCAACCACGCCGTCCGCATAATTCATAGCTCGACGCGCTGAAGATTTGCTAGGGCCACTTCCCCAAAGAAGGTGCGCGACAACTCCTGCGCTTGGATAATTTTCTGAAGAAGGATTTGCGTCCGGAGAATCTAGGTCGCCTAAGTGCCTAGCAATCCACGCAGCGATACGAACCCACTTGTCGGCGGTGACGTTTCCTTCTGCCATAGCGCGGGCTTCTCTAACGGTTCTATCTACAAGACCGTCCCCGGCTAGACCTTCTGCGTAGTATTCAAGTCCACGGCGAGCCGCTGCTCTCATATACGCTGGCGGGGTTAGGTCTACTGCTCGGGCTTCGGAATTTTCTTCCGCTGGTTGCCAAGCATTACAGTAGTTTCCGCCGTCTACGAATGCGTCCCAACGCTCGCACCACGCTTTATCGCCGTCGTCGTTTAGTCGGGCTTCGTTGAAGAAGAAGCAATTTCCGCAGGCTCTACCTTCTGGAACATCTGGAGCTAGTGCCGGGCGATAGTTGTCTGGCAGATTTTCTTCGCCTTCGTCTTCTTCTTGTTCTTCTGCGTCTTCTACTTCTGCGGAAATTCTATCCGGCATTGGAATTCGCTGAAGCTTGAAAACGTTCATAATCATTAGTCGCTCGGTCGAGTGATAAGTTTCGTCTTCTAATTCGTAGACTTCAAGCCCAGCTAGTTCGCCTTCTATGAGTACAACCTGAGCGAGAACGTTCGGGTTTCTAATATTCCAAGTTACCCAATCGCCAATCTTTAGTTCTCCGACGGCTGCGCGCTCTCCAACGAATTCGGTTTCTTCCGCTATGGATACTGCGATAGCTTGTTCAATCGCGGATTCTTTAGTGTCGTGGCAAGCAAGAAGTTCCCCGTCTTCTTTTACAACGGCCCAGCTAGGGCAGTCTGCGGATTTGTCAGTTATGTAATAAGGCATTATTTGACGACCAATATTCTTAGGTTACATTCTTGGGCAGTAATGGCGAATAGTTCGTCGCCGGGGAGAAGTTGAATAACGCTTGTTTGTGTTGCTACTGCGTGAATTCCATTAGCTAAAGTAACGTCCGGGCCGCCAATAAAGATTTCTCGGTTTTGACTATGTTCGTGATTGTGAATACAGGCGTGTTGAACTCCGTTGCTGGCAGGAACTACTAAAGTCCTAACGTTCGGAACTAGGTCATATCCGTAGGTCTTGACTGTCATTACTGAACCTCGTAAACGCCTTCAGGATTAGCCGGGTCGAGCTGCGCGACTGGCTGAAGTTGTGTGCTTGGAACTCCGGTGTGTGGAATAGCTGGAAGTCCGAGAGCTGCGAGAACTGCCTTCGGTTCGTATCCGGCAAGAACTAGCTTCTGCGCCATAGCTACCTTCTTGTCTTCGGTAGTAATTCGAGAATCGTCGATAGAAACGTTAGCTAGTGGAACTCGAACTTGGTCGGCTACGGAATCTGCCATTGGAGTTAGGTCTTCAAATCGGCGGATATCGTTCACGGTGTAATAACCAGCCTGAAGTCCGATTGAGTAAGACGTTGCTCGGGCCTGAGAATCTCCGCGAAGAAGTCCGTCTAGGTTGAATTTCAAGAATGCGTTCTCTCCGCCCGGGACTTCGTTTAGAAGCGGGCTGAAGGCTACCTCTAGCTTGGTCACGATTGGGCGAAGTGTGTGCTGGACGAAGAAGATAGAGTCTTGTTCCACGGAAGCGTAAGCGGTCGAGCCTTGAACCCCGAGCATATGGTTTGGAACGTTGAACGCGCGGGCTACGTCTTCAACTGATAGACGACGTGAAGTTTCTAGCTGAGAGTTCTCAGGGTCTACTGCGGTTGGTTTCCATTCTGCGCCACCGGATAGAACTCCGGTCTTATGTGAACGCTTTAGTCCACGGTGCGCTGAATCAAATCCACGGCGAAGATTTTCCGCTTGTTCGCTGTTTAGATTTCCCGGAAAGGTAATGATTCCCTGCGGGGTTGCGCTGTTGCTAAAGAAGCGAGCTGCGTAAGATTCCAACGCCATAGACAAACCAAAGTTATCTTTGAGAGCTTCGACTCTAGCCATTCCACGAATCTCACCCGGGCGAACTAGGTCAGAAATAAAGATAACGTCTTCAGAGCTAAGAAGAGTTTTCTCTCCTTGAACTTCGAACATTACGCGTCCGATACCGTTGCGTCTAATTTGAACCTTGTGCGGGTTTAGTGGAACTAGGTTTACAACTTGACCGCCCGAGCGGAAGACGCGAATAAATGCGTTGCCGTCGATTAGAAGGGAAACTATTACCGACTGCCAGAATGCGGAAGGCTGTTGGTCTAGGTCTGGTTTAGAAACCCAAGCTGGCTTCGGACGGAACGGGCCACGTGCGCCGTCGCGTCGAATGTAAGCGTCTAGGGGAAGCGTAGAGATTGTGTCCGAGATAAGAGATACCGCAGACCAAATCGCCGTAATCTTGAACGCGGTTTCTGAGTTGATAACCGTTCCAGACTGATTCAGGTCGGTTAGGTCTTCGCCAGCTCCCCATAGGGTTTGAAAGCTTATTGCCCTTTTCTCAAAAAGGTTATTCAACATTAGTTACGCTCCATAGCAATTCCAAATAAGACCGCCGCTGTTCCAGCGACAATAAGAGAAACGGGAATCGAGATTAGAGCAATTCCCGCAACGATTAGCGCGGCTCCGATTATTTGAATTACTGTTGCCATTATTCACCCTTAGAAAAAGAAGTCGGGAACCATTTCTTCTATTCTACTGCTAACTGCTCTATCGAAGGCAATTACTGCGGCTACCGCTGCGTCAATCTTGCGGGGAGAATGACGGTTCTCTTTTACGATACGGATTCCCAAGTTGTCTATCTTTGTGACGGCGTTATCTAAGTGCCTTGATAGAACTGGGCTTCCGTCGTGTTCTACGGTTCCGCCCGTGACTGCGTCGTAGAATTTAGCGCAAGCTTGAACCATTCGCTTCGGTGAAGTGGAAGGCCACTCAACGATTGGAACTCCTCGGTCTGCTAGGACTTCCATAGAGCGTTGCCAGCGGAAGGGGTCGCAAGCCACTTCTCTAGTCTTTGGGTATTTCTGAATAAAGTTCATAATCGTTTCTTCGACTTCTTGAATATCTACGCGCCATAAGTCGTCGTGGATAGTTAGGTCTTTTTCCCATTCCTTGACTAGCCAAAGGAAAGGTTTGTCTTCTTCGGTCTTTGGAATTACGCAAGCGACAAGGACGGTACAGTCCCCGGAGAATGAGCCGTCGAATCCTAGAATGATTTCGTCGTCGGGGCTAGGTTCGCGTTCGCTTTTCAGTTCGTCCCAAGTTCCAGCCGGGAGCCAAGCGGTCTGCGAAGATACCCATTGGTTTAGTCGCTTAGTTCTAAACTCCGCTTCAGGTGTTCGCTTGACTGCGCTCTCGAAGTCTGCCTTATCTACCAAGTCGTCAAAGCCCGGGTTAGCTTGCTCCCAAACTTTCGGGTCGCGGTGGTCGGCTTCGTCCGGTGCTGCCCACCACGCCATAAAGAAAGACGGGTCTTTTACTTCTCCGCGTGAAACTTTCTGCCCATACTGGAACAAGTTGTACGCGATTGAGTCGCCACCAGTCATATCCTTTTTTACTCCCGCTGTTGTTACGGCGATTAGCTGAGCTAGGCTTCCACGGTTTCCCATAGCCAAACTCATAACGTCAAAGAGTGAGCGGTCTTTGTGAGCGTGTAGTTCGTCGGCGATTACGCGGTGCGGGTTGTATCCTTCTTTCGAATAGGCTTCAGCGGATAGAACTCGATAGACGGAATTGGTTGCCGGAACGAAAAGCGCGTCGCGGTATACCTTGACCAGTTCGGATAGCTCTGTGGATTCAACGATTCTCTTAGCTTCACCGAATACGATTCGAGCCTGTTCTTTTTCCGCGGCGATTGAATAAACCTCTCCACCGTCTACACCTTCAGCTAGTAAGGAATAGAGAGCGAAGCTAATTGAAGAGAGCGCACTTTTTCCGTTCTTTCGGGGTTGCCCTATAAGGGCAGTTCTCGCAAGAAGCCCGCCGTCTTTATCCCTAGCGTAAACGTGCCGAATTAGTTCTTTCTGCCAGTCGCGCAGCTTTAGAGCGTCGCCAACCCTTCCAGCGATTCCGTCCTTACCGATTGTCCCGAAGGTTTCCGAGAATTCAATTACTATTTCTCCGTCGCCTTGTTCGATAGCTTTCTTCGGAACTGGAGTTAGCCAAAGCGGGGGCCAACTATTCACGGTTAGCCTTCTTCGCCATTAGCTCTTCCAGCTTGCTCATTTTCTTCACTTCTGCCACGCCTAAGCGGGAGCGGTCGGACGGAGTGAATCCAAGAAGCCCTAGATTGGAAACGATTTGTTTGTCCAGCTCTCGAAGTCCCCGGCGGTCTTTCGGGTTGTTGTCTGTCATTACACGCACTCGGAGATTCCAGCGTTCGTCGATTAGCTCGCAAGTCATAAGAAGAATTTCTAGGTCTGTGTTTGGACTTATCCAATTTATGCCGGACTCCCAAACCCTGTCCCAAAGTTCCTGCCCATATTTGAGAAGTGGACGTGCGGGTTCTGGAATTTGCGAAGCTTGCGGAATAAGCATTATTGCCGATTGCTCGGGCAGAGCGCGCTTGCCGGGATTGCCAATTAGTCGCTTCTGCTCTACTGGTTTAGTAGGTCTTCCGGCTGGCATTAGGCTTTCTCCGCAATCTTAAAAATTTTTTTTGGATTTCTCCCAATCCCCTAAAGGGGCTTGGAAAGTAGCTGGGCTGTCTGCCCGGTGAGTGTTTCCCACCGCTTGAGAATGATGTCGCAATACTTAGGTTCCAACTCGAAGCCATAGCAAACGCGACCAGTCTGCTCTGCCGCTATCAAAGTAGAGCCTGAGCCTAAGAATGGGTCAACAACAATCCCACCCTTGTGGGAGCTAATAAGAAGCTCATTTGAGATAAGTCCAACAGGCTTCATAGTCGGGTGATTGGTAGAGTTCTCTCTGCCGAACTCTAAGGCTTTCGAATAATTAACGCCTTCTAGTCCATTGTTCCAAATAGCGTTTTTCCTAATGAAGATAATGTACTCGGTATCTGGTCGGTGCTGACTGCCAAGCGGAAGGGCATTCGGCTTTTTCCAAAATAAGATATTGAAGGCATAACCGCTTTTCAAAGCCCAATTTAAGTAGTCCGGGACTAGGTCTTTATTACAGAAAATATACGCGTTCATTGTTTTTGGAAAGTAAGAAGGCAAGCTTTCCAAGAATGCGACTGGGTCAAAGTCAACAATATCTTTAATCGACTCTCCAACCTTCGCGGCTGAACGTCCTACCCATTGGTCGCTTCCGCCTTCTGCCTCCATTCGATAAGGAGGGTCTGTGAAAACTAAGTCTGCGGTTTGCCCGTCCATAAGAGCCTTGACTAATTCAGCATCGGAACTATCTCCGCAGATAAGTTTGTGCTTTCCTAGCTGCCAGATATCTCCAAGAGCGACTCGGCTTATTGCTTCTTCAGGGACTTCATCTTCTTTTATTGAACTCGGGTCGATTGGAGCTTCTTGAACTTCAAAGCCAAACTCTTCAATTTGGAATCCCGCCGCTTCTAATTCCACAAGTTGACTAGCTAGGACTTCCGGACTCCAAGAAGCTAGTTCCGCGGTGCGGTTGTCGGCTAGAGCGAACGCCTTTGTCTGCTCCGGTGTCCAATCGCCCGGGACTCGAACCGCGTCAATCTTCAACCAGCCCAAACGCTTCGCAGCTTCGACGGTTCCGTTTCCCGCAACGATTACGCCCGCTTCGGTTATGACAATTGGCTTGCGCTGCCCGAACTGATTCAGCGAACCTTGAATAGCCTTTAGGTTCTTTTCGTCGTGTTGCCTAGCGTTAGCTGGGTCGGGCGTTAGGTCTTTGATTTGTAGGGTTTCGATTTTCATTTTCTGCCTTTGATTTGTTTGGCTCGACTTCTTCGCCGAGCTGAATTCCCCTTGCTAGTTCGCTTCGGTGATTTTTGGTAGCTCTTCCCGTTTCTCAATGCTTCCCTTTCGTTTCTAGGCTTCTAGCGTAGCACCAGAAAAGCAACTAATTTCGCGGGTGTTTACACAGAAC